GTAGAATTGCGTGCTAAAAAAACGCCTTGTGAGCGTGATCCCTTCGCACTATTGCATCGAGCGCAGCACGCGATCATATTCTCAAGGCTTACCGGATCGCCTCCGGACTTGATGCTTTGTATATGGTCTACCGTCGTAGCATCCTGCCCACAATAGGCGCACGTGTATCCATCTCTAGCCAGTACTACTAACCGGGCTTTCTTGTACTTTTGGCTTACGCGTGGATCCTGTCTACCTCTCACCATTAGTAGTGGCCTTTACGATTATGGTAGTCAAGCGCCTTGCATGGAGTGGAGTGCCGCTTGCTTATGTACTTGAGTCCTAGATCTATCTGCTTAAACGGATCTAACTCTTTCATCTTTAGTAGTTGAGGTATCCCATATGCAGAGCTCTTAGGGTTATCTGCTCGTGGATCCCACAGAGACTCTCTATTCCACAATACCTCTAAGCATCTATATTGCTTAGCATTAAGTAGCTTTATATGTGCGTATAGCTTGTAATTTTCTTTATCTCTTTGTGTGTTGATTGCTTGAGATGCAGGCATATTGCTAAATAGCAATAGCCCTGCCAATAGCACCAAACTACGCCTGCGAGCTATCCGCGGTAGCGGCTCGCCTGCGAGTATGGAGCGTAAACCCATTGTCAAATAGGCGCAATAGTTGAGCGTACGTTTGGGCGTGTCCCACATCTTTTTAACATCTGTGGATAAACCCTGTGTATAAATATTACGCATCTTTACCCCATCCCTTACCCTTAAAGCTGATACCGGGCGCGTGATACACCTGCCTCATATGCGTACCGCAACACATAGGCGCAGCGTTTGAGGTAATAGGTTGCTCTAGCTCATACCTGATATTGCACATAATGCACTCATACTCATACATCGGCATCTTTGAGATCCTCCATGAGCACTATCCCCATAACACCGCATTTAACGCATTGGAGCGACTTAACGTACGGTGGCAGGTTATCGGTTACGACTCGCTCTATATGATCGGTCATTTTTCCGCATAACCGGCATTTAGTTTTATATGTCGCCATAGTTAGACCTCTTTAGGTATTGCATCTCAAATAGATTAGATCGAGGCACCCAATAGTTATTTTGATACGGGTGTTTGTATTTAGGCACCTTGGCCATATGTACCGGCATCCATCCGAGTAAAATGTAAACCGGGCTAAAGCCTGTAACTAATATAGCTACATCGTTAGGCCTGCCCGCTCCTCTATTTTGTAGGATTAAATGGCCGTTAGTGTGTTTGGTCCATTTGACCTCGATATTTTCGCCCACGTCTGCCGTATCATGTGCGTTATCGATCTCCGGTATAAAGCCGTAATCGCCAAAATAGTTAGCTACGGCCATCTCTGCCGCTGCTCCCTCGCTTTCCTGCCATACAAGCTCGTGCCAGTTTTTATAAGCTTGGCCAAAATTACTCGCATCGGTCGGATCGGCATTACGTATAATCGTGCGCTCTAGACCTACACGATGAGCCGTAATTTCCTGCGATCGATCGAGTATGACCTTTGCTACGCGCGACATTGTGCACATAACCATAAAACTACCTCACCGGATACATCTCGGTACGAAAAGCCGCCGAGGTCTGTACGCCACTTGTAACACTCGTCGCATTGTTTGGCCGCGACTACGGTCATATCACCGTTATCATGGATAGTCGTAGCTACGCCGTCTTTAATAAATGTGAGCTCGCCCATTAGAGTTTTAACCCGTCCTCGCAGCGCTTACAAAAAGCCACGACTAAACCATCCTCGCGTACATAATCGTTTATATGCGTATCGTTATCGCATTTAGAGCAATTACCCGAGCCGCCATATCCATCGAAAGAGTAAATATGGCCGTCGGTTGCCCGGTAAATATCCTTAGGGTTTATGGTCATACTTGAGGCTTCCATTTTCCATCGGATCCGAGTACGTGCCAATACGGGTTACATTGATTAGCTCTAACTCGTTCGGTGCACTTATACGCGGCCCACGGTTTACCGGTTGCCTTAGCCGTACCCTCGGCCCAAACCATCGTACCGTGAGCACAACGAGGTGCCTCAGCTACTAACTCACCGCCGAGACTTTTACCGATCTCTAAAATGCTACTTGCCATTGTGGCCATGTCCTCAATCGAGGCCTTTGTACTCCACGGATCCGAGTCCGGCGGTAAAGTCTCTACCTTTTGCATATCTTGTACGGTAGGCCGTGCGTGCTCACTTGGCGTTAATAACCCGATTACGCGCCCATAAGCTGAGGTAATCGTATCCTCGATAAACCATTTTTTCATATTGTTTGGATAGGTCGATACGTTGCCAAAAGCATAATCTACGGCGCTAGGCACCATATCCTCATACTCCCGGTACGCCTCAGCTTTTACGAGGATAGTGCCCTTAATAATATCGATGTCCTCGATGTAGGCCACTAATCGCCCGGATGGAAATTCTAATCTAAAGCGCTTAATACGAGCGTTTACGTCCTCGTAATTATCTAAAAACCCCATTAGATTAGCTCGCTCTCTTTTAGAGCTCTAGCAATAGCGCGGCCACGTACAAAGCCCTCGCCGTGCCCGTGCTTAAAGCCGATCGAGTATCCGATTACCATAAACATAAAGCCCATACCGCAGGCTGCCAAACCGATCAATATATCTAAACTATTCATTACTTAGCCCTTTGTTAAGGCCGATCAAGCTACTAACCGAGTAGCCCTCTCAGCGTTTGTAGTATCAGTATGAGGGCTTTTTGTCAGATATCAAAGCGTATTCGTGTTTGGCGTGTCGGTCTTAGGGTGCTCTTTAGGTTTAGACTTTAGGCCATTACCGGCTAATACGCCGCCAAGGGCACCGGTTAAAAATATGGCTAAGGTTTGTAAGAGTTGTATAAAGTCTCGATCGTTAGGAGCTTGAGCGCCTACGGGTTGAGTCACAAAAACGAGTGCGTATACGGCACCTGCGGTAATTACAAAAAAGGTTAAAGCTAATACCGCGCCAATTAAGAATATGAGGCGAGCGTGAATATCCTCAGGTGTTAGCCTTTTCTTTTCTCTACTCATCGACAGTAATAAGGTCCTTAGTGCAGACTCCGGTAGCCTCGCATTGAGGCGAAGTGCACTCAGGCTTTGTCCAGTTTTCGTATTCTTGGCACTCATATCTTACCCACCCATCGTAACCGCACCCCGATAGGAGGATAGTCCCCACTATCGCCCCTATCAGGGCCCGGATCATTTAGAGCCTATGCCGTATTGCTTCTCGCTTGGTTGTACCGCTTTTAGTAGCGGACCTACGAGGCCGGCGATAAAGGCATTAGCTAATACTTTTGGATCAGTAATACCGGACATATATAAAGCTGCTACGGATGCGAGCGCTGCTCGTGCATATGATTTAGCTACTGCTTCTAATTGTTTTTTATTCATTTTTTAATCCTAACTTTTCTATTAGTTGTTTAGCCTTAGTGGCCGATACCTCTACCTCAAAGTGCATATCGTCCGGCCTGCTCTTAAAGTCGCCGCCCCACTTAAGGCCGTACTTTTTAGCAAGGGCTCTAATCATTGGTATTTTTTCAGCCGGGAAAGTGTCGTACTTTCCTAGCGGATGCTTAGTAGCGTTTAGATCGATAGCCGTCCCGGATGAGTGACACGATAATTTTGTAGGGTTACCTCTCACCATGCGATAGGCGTAAGCCCAATCGTCAAACGTGCCCTCATCGATCGGCTCGATTAGCTCGTGAAATTCAGCCGCGAAGGCTGCGAGTAGTGGCCCCACACTCTCAGCACATCGCAGCTTACGATCCGTACCCTTTACAGGGTAGGACTTTATTTTGATTTCGGCCGGATCTTTAGAGGCCGGGTATCCGTTATAGCTTGTCTCCATTAAAGGCCAAGGGCTGCTAAATCATCGATACTTAAACCAAGGGCCGCTAGTTTTGCTTGAGCTGCCTCTTTTGCTGCGGCTCTATCTAAAATCGCCTGAGCTTCATTAGCTTTAACTTGCTCGATAGCTGCATCGACTTCGCTTTTAGTCGGTGCATCGCCCTCTAATTTATCCCAAACAATAGTGGAGTAATCATTGTTATCAAAAGAAAACTCAGCGTTTGGACGTAACAAAAAAATTGCTTTAACTAATTCTTGAGACATTTTTACGCTCCAATTTCTAAGGCAATTATGGACGATGTAGATCCTGCTTGCTGAGCCGCGGTAAAGCGGCTATCTGCTGTTGAGCTCATTTTTATTTGTGTTTTATATGTAGTTGCCGAAGTAGTTGCCGGAGAGTCTAAAAATGTAACAGGTGCATAACCCACCCAAGTAGCATTTTTTGGGCTGCTTAAAGTTTCTGCATAGATACCGAAAGATTGATCGTACAAACCTGAGTAATCTATAACTGGCGTAGAGTCACGCATTAAACGATAACCGGCGCTAGAATATTGCGCCGAGCCTGAGCTAATGTAGATATTTTGACTTATTAAAATCATAACTTTACTGGTGTTTAACGTAGGAGTAATTGTTATTGTTAAATTACTATCTGTAAAAGAGGTTGAGGCAATACTTTTTTCTGTAGAATTAGTTGCAGATACAACCTGTAAAACTTTACCGCCGCCGCCTGCCGGTGTAGTCCACACCGGAGCGCCGCCACTAACCGTTAAGACTTGCCCAGTAGTGCCTATTCCTAAACGATCAAAAGTACCCGAGCCGGTGCCTTTGATTAGATCACCTGCGGTAGTTATAGCCGTAGCCATAGAGTTAGTAATTGTTACGGTACCTGAAGTACCTCCGCCGCTAATACCTACACCTGCGGTTACGCCCTCTATGTCACCTGTAGCGCCTGAGGCCGCCCAAGCGGATCCGGTGTAATACCATAAAGAATTATTATCTTTTGTAAATGCAAACTGTCCTTCTTGAGGAGATGTAATAGCAGCGTTACGAGCTGCCTCACTTGCGAATACGTTAATACCCTGCATGAGGTAGCCGTTTACATCGCCGGCCGTTAATACCTCACCGGTTGTAAAGGTCTTAAAACCTAGACCAGCTGCCATTTCTTGCTCCTTAGTATGCTAATACGGAGGTATCGAGCACTCCATATAGTGATGAGTCTAATATAAAGCCGTCGATAATCGGCTCTAGTGTTGTAAATGTCGTTTTCCATGAGTTAGGCGTAACCCGGTGTACTACGCCAAACACTTGTAAAGTCTGTTGCAGGGTCGAGTTACCAGGCTGATTAGTCGTAACCTCTACCGGGTCAAAAAAATCTAGGCTAAGAGCTGCAAGGATGCCATCGTTATAATCATCCATATATAGATCAAGCTCGACCGCATCGCATCGAGTTTGAGTATCTTTACGGCTTGCTACGTAGGCCCGTGCGTAATCGAGTGCGGCTTGGTCTGTATCCATGACTAAATTAGTTTGGTTATATGAGTGCACAAAGTATTGCTCGATAGAGTCGTCATCTTGTGCGAGCTGAGCCGTACCGCCGATCTTAGTAATCGAGGCTGAGTTATAGACTTGAGTATCATCTAAGCGCCATACGGCGTTAAAGTAATTAATATCGGTGCCATCGTCATTAAATTTAGTTACCGGAAAAGCCTGCGACTCTATACAAAAGGCTCGATCGTGTAACTCTACGGATCCTCGGGCGTTAATATAGATAGCGCCATACTCCGAGATGGTTGCCGTTTGTAGTGCAGCTAAAGCGGTGCGAGGGTTGCCCGGGTCTGCCTGAAAGATGGTCGAGCCGTATTGGATTTCGCGCATTGATGGAGGCCAAGCGATCTCGTCGAGGATAGCGTTTACACGCTCGCCCGGTAGGTCGCCTGCCTCAGCTAGTGTCACCGTGCTAATCTGAGAATTTTGGAAAAGTCTAAAAGCATCGACCGCGGTTATAGTTGTATAAACTACGTCGGTCGCCATCTTAGGCGTTGTAGTTGTGTAGCTAGTAATAAAGCCGCTAAACATCGGATACTCGACACCTGCGTACGTGCCGGTGATCTGTACTTTACGTAGGGGAGTGAGTAGGCCGTAATAGGGCCCTGCCGCATTTTGAGGATTAAAATCGCCATTTTGATCGACGATACGCAGAGTTAGGGTACCTGTTTGGAATACGTCGGCTTGAGCGTTACGACCTCTCATAGTAGTAACGCCGTCTACTTGATTTGATACGTCTACGATCAAAGCCTCGGAGTCCGCTAATACGTTTGTGCCTAAAATACCTGTACCAAGGATCATCGCCTGAGCAAAAGACGGGCCGGTAGAAAAGTTAATAACCGCGTTAATTGTAGGGACGGTCATAACGTACCTGCCACCGTTAAGGGATCTCCGCCGCGGTTTAGTTTTTGGATCGTATCTTGTAGCAAAGTAGCAAACTCGTCAGGCTGAGCTATAACGCCTGTATTAAAATTAAGGTTATAAGTCGCCGCCGCTTGAGCTGCGTAACGTGCTCCACTTGCCGCGGCAGAC